CCGTATTGTTTGCGACGAAAGAAACAATACACCAGACGTAATTGATCGTAATGAGTTCGTCGGAGATATTTACATCAAGCCAACCAGAAGCATCAACTTCATTCAGTTGAACTTTGTTGCTCTACGCACTGGTGTAAACTTTGAAGAAGTAGTTGGTCGTTTCTAATAAATAAGATAGAACTCTAAGGAGAGCAAAATGGCATTTAATGTCAACGAATTTAGAAGTACATTGAAGCTAGATGGTGCACGACCAAACCTGTTTGAAGTCCGCGTACCAAATATTGATGGGGTAATTGATACTGACTTTGTGTTTATGTGCAAAACAGCACAGCTTCCTGGATCAACAGTCGGAGTTATTGAAGTTCCTTATTTTGGTCGAGCTGTAAAATTAGCTGGTAACAGAACATTTGCTGAATGGACTGTTACAGTTATTAACGACGAGAATTTCAGACAGCGCAACACATTCGAAAGATGGCACAGCGCACTAAGTTCAAATGCTGGAAATCTTCGTGCACAGAACAAAATTAATTCAACTCAGTACTCAAAGCAAGCAACTGTAATTCAATACGGTAAAGCTGGAGGCAAAATCAAGGAATATACATTCCATGGTATGTTCCCAACTGATATTACTCCAATCGACCTTGACTGGGGTAATAACGATACCGTTGAAGAATTCTCAGTGACATTTGCTTATCAGTATTGGACAACTGATGACCGTGTTGTTTCTAGAAACAACCCAGGTGCAAACTTCAATACACAAGATGGTTCAACTTCTGGTTAATATTCCAGAAGCTGCACAATCTTATTCTTTGATATGGAGCTAATTTATGCCTATTAACCTGTTTGGTTTTGAAATCAAGCGAAAAGACGAACTTGCCCCTGAGTCTCAGCAGCCAGCAATTGCACCACCACAAGAAGATGATGGTGCACTGACAATAAACTCAAGTGCCATAGGTGGATACTATGGCACTTATCTCAATTTAGAAACTGCATTTAAGAACGAAAACGAACTAATCTCTCGTTATCGTTCCATGGCTATGCAGCCAGAAGTTGAGCAAGCTGTTGATGATATTGTTAATGAAGCTGTTGTTCATGACGAGAAAGGCGAATCTGTTGCAATTGTTCTAGATGAATTGAAACAATCAGATAATCTTAAAGAAATTATTCGAGAAGAATTCAAGAACGTTCTAAGACTACTAGACTTCTCGAACTCTGGTTCTGATATTTTTCGTCGTTGGTATATTGACGGAAGATTATTCTATCAAGTTCAAATTGACCAAGCCAATCCAAAGGCTGGTATTACAAACCTAGTCTACCTTGATCCAAGAAAAACACGCAAAGTGCGCTCAGTTACTAAATCTAAAGATCCAAGAACTGGAATTGAAATTGTTAATGGGACAGAAGAATTCTATGTGTACAATGACAAGGCAACTTCTGCTGGTAATATGGTAATGTCAAGTCCAGTAGATGCTGCTGTTAAAATTGCATCTGATGCAGTTGTGAATATCAACTCAGGATTGATGGATATCAGCCGTAATATGGTTTTGTCTTATTTGCACAAAGCAATTAAGCCATTGAATCAATTGCGTATGATTGAAGATGCTGTAGTCATCTATCGCTTATCACGCGCACCAGAACGTCGTGTATTCTACATTGACGTTGGTAATTTACCAAAAGCAAAAGCCGATCAATATTTGCGCGATATTATGACGAAATTCCGCAATAAGATTGTGTATGACTCAAATACTGGTGAAGTACGCGATGATCGTCGTTTCATGTCAATGATTGAAGACTTCTGGATTCCAAGACGCGGCGAAGGTAAATCGACTGAAATCAGCACATTACCAGCTGGACAAAATTTAGGCGAGTTGACTGATGTCAATTACTTTGAGAATAAACTTTACAAATCACTAAATGTCCCTGTTTCAAGGCTACAGGGAGAACAAACATTTTCTCTTGGTCGTACAAATGAAATTACAAGAGATGAACTGAAGTTTGCCAAATTCATTGATAGATTGCGCAATCGTTTTACTGGTCTTTTTGATGAGTTGATGAAGCGTCAGCTCGCTCTAAAGGGAATTGCTTCTTATGAAGAATGGGAAGAATTGAAAGAATATATTCATTATGACTTCCTAAAGGACAACAACTTTGCTGAGTTAAAAGAATCAGAATTAATCGCTTCAAGAGTGTTGCTGTTAAATAGTCTTGTTCCTTATGTCGGTACATACTATTCAATGGACTGGGTGCGTAAGAATGTATTGCATCTAACTGAGCATGAAATCAAAGAGATGCAAGATCAAATTGATGCTGAGCAAGAAATCATGATGAAAATTGCACAAACACAGCAAGCACAGCAAGTAATCGCTCAAACACCATCACAGCCCGCTGAAAATATAAATAACAAATAACCCTGCTTACGGAGTAGTTCAAAATGGATCCAAAAAATTTCTTAGAAGCAATCATTACAAATGATTCAGAAGAAGCAACACAAACATTTGTAGATCTTATGAACAGTAAACTTTCTGATGCTTTAGAAGTAAAGAAAGTTGAAATTGCTTCGGGACTTTTTTTACCTTCCCTTAGCATGAAGGAAGAAGCAGAGCAGGTGGATGAAAAGTACATGGGATTTGAGAAAGTAAAGGCAGCTGTTGCGGCTAAAGGAGCTAGTAACCCTGCTGCACTTGCTGCTTATATCGGTCGTAAGAAATATGGCAAGAAAAAATTCCAAGCAATGGCAGTTGCAGGAAAGAAAAAATGAAAACATTTAAACAACTACGAGAAGAAATTCAATTATCAGAAGCAGCTGTTCCACAGTTAAGTGATGCTCAACAATTGCAATTGATGAAAGATCCAAATAGAGTAGCAACAATGGCAGCTCTTCGTAGATATAAGCAAGTTGGCGATGTTAACAAACTATCCGCTAGTCATAGAACATTACTAACAAAATATTTTGAAAAGACTGGTGGCTTGCGTAATGTTTCACGCCCAACAGCAATGAACACATTGAAGAATATACAGAAAATGAGTGCGCCAAAGCAGCAAAAATGAAGTTTAGAGAGTTAAGACAAAAGTTAAATGTGGCTGAAGATCTTAGTAAAGATCTGAATCCTCCAGCAATGCTAGTGCTTCGTCGTAGAGGAATTAGACTCTTTCCTGATGGACAAAGAGTTGCACTTTATGTGAATGATAGATATAATCTTACTTTTACAGTTCCATTCGGAAAGTCTTTTAGTAAAGATAATCCAATAATGGCTCAGCATGAATCAACTATTAATGAATATGTAAATGTTATTCCTGGAGTTGGTACTGCGCTTGCTGATTTGATCAAAGCTATTAGTAAGAAAAAACAAAGAGAAATTCCAATTGCTGCTAAAAAGAAAAAAGCGAAAAAAAGATAATGAATACAACAGAATCAATTGATATAAATAATAGAATGGATGAAATTTTATCTGAGAAGTTAGAATTTTTAAAATTACATGTTGCTGTTTCTTTAGACGAAGCTAGAGTTAAAATTATTAAGGCTAGAGTTCGTGGTGGTAAAGTTCAGCGTCGAAAGAAAGTTTCTAACGTAAAGGGATATACACTTCGCGGTGGAAAACTTACACGAATGTCTAATCGCGAAAGAATGAAACGTAAACTTGCACAGCGTAAAGGTAAATTAAAGCGTAAGGCAAAAATGGCACGCGCTTTAATAAAGCGTAAAAGATCACTCAGAAAGAGAGCGTCACTAGGACTCTAAAATGAAATTAATTACAGAAACAATAGAAGAAGTTAAGTACATCACTGAAGAAAAGAATGGCGTAAAGTCGCTCTATATTCAGGGACCATTCCTTGTTGCTGATACTAAAAATCGCAATGGTCGTATGTATGAGAGTTCACTATTAGCCAGAGAAGCAAAGAGATATTCAGATGAGTATATCTCAAAGAATCGCGCATTTGGCGAATTGGGTCACCCAGATTCTCCAAGCATCAATCTAGATCGCGTATCACATCTTATTACATCACTCAAGCAGGAAGGTAATATATTTGTTGGTAAAGCAAAAATTCTTGAGACACCAATGGGTAAAATTGCAAAGAGCCTTATGGAAGGTGGTGCAACACTCGGTGTATCTTCAAGAGGTATGGGTTCTTTAAAGGAAGTGAATGGCGTAAATGTCGTACAGGATGATTATTATCTTGCCACAGCGGCAGACATCGTTGCTGATCCTTCAGCTCCTGGTGCCTTTGTTCAAGGCATCATGGAAGGTAAAGAGTGGGTTTGGGATAACGGTATTGTAAAAGAAATCAATATCGTTGAAATGTATGATGAAATCAAGAATGCTAAGCAACGTCAACTAGAAGAAGTCTCGCTAAGAATATTTGAGAACTTCTTGTCAAAACTTTAACTTTTATAAATAAAATAACCGTAATAGGAGTTTTCAAATGGGCAAGTCATTATCCGAATCTGCTGCTGAAATTCTAAATGCCACAATTGGCAAGAAACAAGAGCCAGCACAAAAAATGTCAGCACAAGTCAGTGATCTTGGCGGCGCAACACCAACAGACGATTATTCTGGTCCAGATATGGCAAATGGTCATGGTCAGAAAGACGCTGATATTTCAATTGGTAAGAAAGCAGCTGCGGCTGTTAAGGTTGCACCAAAGCCAGGTCAGGCAAGCACACCAGGCGATAAGGCTGGTGCACCAAAGAATGCAGGCACTTCTAAGATGTTTAATCAGCCAGCTGCTTCTGCAGGATTTGGCGATTCAGTTGAGCATGATGGCGAAACCGTCATTGCTGAAGAAG